GTAGTGCACCTGGTTTGGGACCAGGGGGTCGTAGGTTCGAATCCTACTGCTCCGACCATATTCTTGAAAATTAAAAGAAAAATATCAAAGTACAGGCTTTGATAACCTTGATCATAGGGTGAATTACTTCCTGATCGCGTAAATGACATACCACGTTAAATTCTTATTCCCATTCCCAACCTACTCCCATGTATTTTTTTCGTATTGCGTGTAAAATCAGCGAAAAAGCTGTTTTTGAATATATAGAAAATAAATTGGGTATAGCGTTTTTTTGAAGTAATAAAGTAATATTTTAATTAATCTTCATATATATCAATACTCTATATCATTAATCATATGTAATATTATTAGTAATAACTATGTAAGATATTACTGTGAAAAAAAGTATTGTTATACAATATCTAGTATTAATAAAAACAATAACTTATAAAAAATTACTTATGTTATTACAAAAAATTACTCTTAGGAGTAAGGTTTTTTATCATTAATTTTCAGTTACTTATGTATTGGTATTACTTTATTACTCCAAATCGATTTCAGATCCTTTAAAAAGACATTTTTATGTTCTTTAGTATCAAACAGCGATCAAATTTTTTACTCATTGGTTCGTATTAGCTTGAAACTGTAGTATCGTAGTAATATGCAGTATGAAAATTTTCTTATTTTTCTCTCAATAGCCTAAGTTTTATAGGTCTTGCCGTTTTATCCAATAGTGCATCTTGCTGCAGTGAAATTGACTCATTTAGACGAACCCCAGGCGCGCGGGTGACTGCGCCGGGCCACGGTCTGATCGATTTAAATGAGAATATTTCTCATTTGATCGAAATTTCTGAAAATCCATAAAAAAAGCCAGCTAATGCTGGCTTTAATGTTTTTTAGAATGTCATGTGACATTCTTTAAGTCATATTCTTTAAATCTAATCACTTCATCACCAGCCCATTCATTTAATTGCTGCATGCGCGATTGAAGTGGAAGAATTTCATTTTGATAAAAGACCTCTGCAGCATCTTTGATAGATCCAAACCCACCGGTATTGTTTGGTACGATACCCATCAGTTGTGGCGGTATGCGAAGTGCTGCCAAAGTATCGTCACGTGTGATGGATTTAATATTGGTGAAATCATCTTTTGCAGCAATTTCAGAAACAGGCAAAATCTGGATGCCATCCTTTTTCCCTCCTGGTGCGTAGTAGAATAGATTACGGAAGTTGCCTGGTCCCTTGCTATCTTTCAGAGCCTGTCGTAATGCTGTGATGTCATTCGGATCTTGAGCAGCATCATTTACATATAAGATGAATCCAGCATGTGATCCATTGTTGTAGTACTTGCGACGGAACAAAGTAGCCGATTCATTAAGCCATGCACTTTGTAATGCGGATAGATATTCCGGTGATCCATAAATTTCTTGATCGATATCAGCTTCACGGATATGACAAACTCGATTAGAAAATTCATATTCTTGATAGCCAAGATGATCATTACAAAGTAAGAAGAATTGATCATCATATTCACCACGTCGCATGTATTTTGCTAATGCTGGTTTATATTGCATTACATTTCCAAGTCTGGATCTCACCTCTTCGAGATATGTATTACCACACCAAACATAGTCTAATGCGACCTGTTCAAATGCTTTTCGATTTAATTTTGCATGCGGAATAAATAAATTGGCTAGAAAATTACGTTTAAAAATAATGCCACTGTTCAAGTAGGGCGTCGATTTATAAGACTTTGCCAAGCCATTCATATTGACCTGTGGTTCATACCAACGGCCATTGAACCAAGATTCCAAATAATCCGATAATTCATTGCCATTTAGCACTGGTACAGCATCGCCGAATGTAAAGGCCATTGACTCATGCTTAGTTTGTTTCATTTGGGTTTGAAACATTGGGATTTGGCTTTTTGCAAAACTGACTAAATTTTTTGCTGTCGATAGGGGATTCATTAATAGATCTCCAAGAATGATTGATTCATTTGTGTTTGTCCTTCAAGCGGTTCGTTATAAAGTGCATGCATAAGCGACCAGGCTAAATCTGCATGACCAATTTCTTCTGAACGACCAGCGGTAAACGTCATTTGTCTTTGGCTTGCTGTGATAGTTTTTTTAATGCTCATGAGTGATTGCGATAAATCCGTCCAGCCTGCATCGTATTCAAGGCGACCGTGACGGATCACATCCATAGTTTTTAATACAAGTCTAGTTTTGACTTCAGGTGAATAGCTAAATTCAGTCATATTAGGAAAAAACTGCCGAACCAATTGCCCAACACCTGAACCCATGCCCGTAACATCGACCCCGATATATGTCACGTAATATCTCAGTGTAGTTTGACGAATCATTTCAGCTTGATTTTTAAAATCCATCCCACGGAATTGCATCCGTTCAAGTACTCGAAATTTTCCACCCGCTACTTTGGGTGGTGCAACGACAACCATACCAGCACTGTCACCACTTTCAGCCGGATCATAGCCAATCCAAACTGGATTATTACCAAAAGGTCTTGTGTGAAATGGTTTAAAGTCATCTGCCCAAACTTCCCATGAATCAACCATACATGGCTGTAACATGGCTAATGGGAATATTGATGCGCCATCATCAATAAATTCACACATCAACAAATTGGCAAATTCTTCTGGTGAGTACTCGAAGCGTAGCTCCTCGATGTCGAACAGATCACAACCGCCATTTTCAGCATCAAGAATAGTGACAATCTGACGCCACATCCGATCTTCGCATAAGCGTCCATTTTTCAATGCATCATGAGATACATCGATATTGAGCTTTTGATCTTTTGATCGACCACGATTGGCTCGCGTGCCAGTCCAGAATGTATATGCTTCATGCGCCATTGTGGATGGTGTAGAAAAATACGTTTTACGCCACTTTTTATGCAAAGCCATTGCAGATGCGACTTTGTTTAATTCATTAAAACCAAACGTCCAAAAAAATTCATCAAAGTAAAAATTACCGTGGTGGCCTTGAGCTGTACGATAATTTGTTCCGAGAAATGACAAAGTGGCTTGATTGTTATCTGGTAGAACAATTGGATCACCAACCAATTCGACACCACAAGCTTCGTATGCAAAACCTTTGATGTATTCTTTAAAAATGTGCGCCTGAGCTTTTGAAGCAGATAAGAAAATCTGATTACGACCAGTTTTAACAGCATCGACCAACGCTTCACGGGCAAAGTACCAAGTCGCACCGATCTGCCGACTTTTTAAAATCACTCGAGTACGCTGATTACCAGCTTTGTACCAATCTCTTTGATAATCAAAAAGGCTATCTTCAAAAGCTGAAATAAGTTGTTCGACTTGTTCTTCAGTAAACGTATTGCTTTCTTTTTTCTTTTTTGGTGCCGCATTACGTTTTACGATATTCGGATTTAGATCCGCTTCATTGCCACCATCTTTGTAGCGTTCAATACGCGCAAATTCTTTGTAGTTTTTAAATAATTCGCCAAGCTCTTTATAGTCGCCACTCGATTTTTTGTTTTTAAGTGTGAGTGTCATCAAGCGAACGGTCAGTGCCTCTTCAACGCGACTGTCAGATCTCGTTTTGTCCCATTCTTCTCGTGTTTTCCAAGCCTGAACTGTACGTTCGTTTTCGTCCAACGCTTCAGCTATGTCAACGATTTTCCAGCCAAGCCAGAATAAAAATTTTGCCTTGAGTTTGTTATCGAGTATCAGCTCAAGATTAGCCAGTTGAGAGAGTTCGTTCATGTCCTGCGGATCGATTTGGTTTCATCCGCAAACGATGGCAGGCACTGACTCTTTTAGCAGTTCAATGCAGTTGTAAAAGCACTTTTAACAACTGCAAATGATTGAACAACAAGGCTTTGATTGCCCATTCTGCACCTATTGAAATTGCCCAAAAAAACCTTGCAACAGGTGCAGCAAAATGACCGAAAAAACACAGCCGAAAAAATTTAAATCGAAATGGTTTCGAGTTGCCGTGGCTGGTGACACCACCGATGGACGTGAAATTCAGTCTGAATGGATCATCCAAATGGCACAGACATATAGTTTGAATACCTATGGTGCTCGAATCAATTTGGAGCATATTAAGGGCGTTTCACCAGATGGAATTTTCGGTGCGTATGGCGATGTGATTGCGCTTAAAACTGAAAAAGTAGACATCAGTGGTGAACAGAAAGATGCACTATTTGCGCAGATCCAGCCAAATGAGAATTTGATTGCCCTCAATCAGAAAAATCAAAAAATTTATACATCTATCGAAGTAGATGAAAATTTTGCAAAAACTGGCCAAGCCTATTTGGTAGGTCTTGCCGTTACAGATAGTCCAGCGTCTCTGGGTACAGAAATGCTTTCGTTCGCAGCGGGTGCTACTGAAAACCCATTAAAGGCCAAAAAACAACGTCCCGATAACCTTTTCACTGCAGCTCAAGAAACCACGTTTGAATTCGAAGAAGTCAAAGAAAATTTTGGCGCTAACTTTCTGAACCAAATTAAAAATTTGTTCAAAACTCAAGAGCAACAACAGCAGCAAAATCAAGAAAATTTCAGCCAAAGTGAGCAAGCGATACTTGCGATTGCTGAACAGACTGCCGAGCAGGGCACTGAATTTAATAAGTTAAAGCAAAAGCATGAGCAGCTGCAGCAAGAATTCAATCAATTGAAATCAAAGCTGGATCAAGAACCACAACATCAAAAACGCCCTGGTTCAAACAATAGCCAATTCAAGCATGACGAAGAAGAAGTCGACTGTTAATTCAGTCAACTCTTTACCTTTTTCCCTTATTTTAGAGTAATAAAAAATGCGTACAGAAACTCGTACTAAGTACAACAAAGTCATGGTTGAGTTAGCCAAGCTCAATGGCGTGGAGAAAGTGTCACAAAAGTTCAATGTGACACCAACAGTTCAGCAAAAACTTGAAGATAAAATTCAAGAATCATCTGAATTTTTAAAGAAAATTAATATTTTTCTTGTGACAGAACAATCTGGTTCTGCCGTTGGTCTTGGTATTTCTCGTCCAATTGCATCTCGTACCAATACCGATGCTACTGAACGTCAGGCTACTGATCCAAGCTCAATGGATGAACGTTTTTATTTTTGTCGTAAGACAGATTTTGATACTGCCATCAAATATCAAAAATTAGACCAATGGGCAAAATTTAAAGATTTTTATGCTCGCTTTCGTGGAGCTATCGTGAAACGTCAAGCTCTTGATCGCATCATGATTGGTTTTAATGGTATCAGTATTGCTTCCAACACTGATATTAATGCAAATCCATTACTGCAAGATGTGAACAAAGGTTGGTTGCAAAAAATGCGTGAAGAGAATCCTTCACGTGTGATGAAGTCTGGTGCCACTCAAAACAAAATCACTGTTGGTAAAACAGGTGATTACAAGAACCTTGATGCTTTGGTCATGAATATTGTCGATGAAATGATCGATGATGTACATCAAGGCAACCCTGATTTGGTCGTGATGTGTAACCGAAAAACTGTATCTGATAAGTATTTTCCACTGGTCAATAAAGATCAGGAGAATACAGAAAAACTGGCAGCAGATATCATCATCAGTCAAAAGCGTATGGGTGGTCTTGCCACTTACTCTGTACCGTTTTTTCCTGAAGGCATCATTCTTGTGACGACTTTCGATAATTTGTCGATTTATGTCCAAGAGGGTGCGCGTCGTCGAACAGTCATCGACAATCCAAAACGCGATCAGATCGAGAACTACGAATCTTCAAACGAAGATTACTACATCGAAGATCTCGGCTTGGCTTGCATGGCTGAAAATATCGAAATTCAGGCGGAGTAATAATCCATGAACTTGGCTCGAAAGCACTATCAACAGCATCAAGCCAAATCCGCAGCTGAATCAGCTGCGGAGTTCGGAACGATGCAAAATACTAACGCTTATGAACAGCAATTAATGCAGCTCAATAGCGATAAAAACCGTCTGAAAAATATTCAGTCAAAACAAAACAAAGTCGAACTGAAACGCCAGTTACTACCAAATTACAAACCATATCTTCAAGGCATTCTAGAAGTGAAGCCGGGTGTACAAGATGCAGTAGTCACAGAAATGTTGGTTTGGTCAATCGATGTTGGTGAATACGACTTTGCGTTGGATCTTGCTGAATATGTCCTCGAGCACGGATTAAAACTTCCCGATCGATTTGAACGTTCTGAAGCGTGTTTCATCACTGAAGACATTGCCGATGAATTTTTAAAAGTGCTTAAAACGGATGTACCCATTGATATCACTGTGCTTGAACGCCTTGAAAGTTTGATTACAGATGAGTCATTGGATAAGTCAAAACGGGATATGCCTGACGAGGTAAAGGCCAAACTTTATCTGGCATTGGGTAAAGCTGAAATGCGTTTGATTACTGGTGAGCAGCTTGTCGATTTAGTACACGCAACTCGTGCACGTGATTTTCTAGAACAGGCTTGCAAACTGGATGATAAATGTGGTGGGCGAACAGATCTCAATAAAATGACCAAACTTGTTACCAAGTTACAGCCAGTTTTCGCCAAAAGTGACAAAAACCTACCCATCCAGATTTTAAATCCAGAAGGGACAACCGAACAACCAGAAGCAATCAACGTTTTGCTGAATCAAAACGGAACGCCTGTCGTAGATGATCACGGCAGTATGGTACCAGCTTCTGAATAAGTGCCCCGCACCGCACTGGAGTGCAAAGGTCGTGATCTTCACATCACAGTAAATCTTCAACGAGCCTTTGCCCCTCCCAGTGCCCTAAGGAGATTCCTATGGGCTTTGTCGCAAACGGCAATACCACGCCAAGCAATATCAATATTACCAGTGGCACTTTTTTCCCAAGTATTTCACTCGATCAAATTCGGGATGTGGTTCGTATCGATGGTGCAGTAACAGATGCTCGACTCCGTCAATTAGTTCTTGAAGAAATCATCGATACCAATCGTTTGCTTGCAAGCTTGGTCATAAAAGCAGACACATTGGCGGATCTGGCAACAAATATCATCGATGGTAAGCCAGATACCGAAGTTCTCTATTTTTCTGCGGTATCCAACGGTGTAGCAGCCAAAGTAAATGAAAACTATCGGTCCTACGACAGCACCAATTCTGGCAACAAAAAAGCAGAGCATGCATTTTTGACTGTAGAAGATTTTCGACGCAACAAAATGTGGGCCATCCAGCAACTTAAAGGTGAAAACCACAGTGTGGTGGAGTTGATATGAAAATGAATATTTCTTCGACTGAAACACATAAACGTCAACATCGCTATCGTTACCAACAGAAAGAGCTTGAACGTCTGGCAGTTGAAAAAGTAGCTGAAGAACTAGGATTGGATTTATCAAATAACAACTTACAAGTCGAATCTCGAATTATTTCAAATTCAAACAGCATTAATCCAACTACATATGAATGTGAAGTTTCAATCACTGAAATTTTAGATTGTAAGGATTGAACCATGAGTAGAACCGTCACAGCCGTCCAAAATGACACGATTGACTCAATTTGCTGGCGATATTACGGACGTAGCTCTGGCGTGGTTGAAGCAGTACTTGAAGCGAATCCAAATCTGGCAGACGTCGGTGTTTTTCTGCCAATTGGTACATCTGTGATTCTTCCCGACATCGATACACCAAAACAAACCAAACAAACAATACAACTGTGGGATTAATAATGCCAGAACCAACTACGACCACCAGTATTTCAACACTGACATTGAGTGCTGCATCACTACTGCCTTTTATCAATGGCAACGCACTTTTAGGAGCGGTATTAGGAGCTGCATTCATTGCAACTTATGAAAAAAATCTGACAGCCCTTTCACGGTTACGCACCATGCTGCTTTCGACCGGAATTGGTTATCTGCTCGCACCTGAAATCACCAGTCGAACTTTCATTACCAGTGATGCGACAGCAGCACTGATTACATCGACATTTTCGTTATTTATTTTGATCAAGGCTGTGGACTG